ACTCGGCTGTACCGAAGTCAAGAGCGTTATAGCTCAGGCCGTTATTAATGGAGCTTACTATAAACTTCTTAGTGTTTGTGGTCACCAAGAAGTAGCCATCAATAAACACTACAAACTGAGGAGCGCCATTTGCAGTGAAGTCAGAATCGGTGATTTCTTGAAAAGAATCTGTAACATGATTGTAGATATAACCCTTGCCGCTAGGGACTAGAATCATTAACTGAGTACCATTGTCAGCCATTGATACTCTAATGCTACCCTCAATGTCACCAATAAAAGTAAGAGAATAAGTAGCAACAGTATTCACTATAGATTGATCTAATCTATAAAGACGATCACCATTGACGAAGTACGGCTTGCCAGCCATTTCGTGAGCGCCACGGTTTTGGTCTTGTATTAAGTTGACGTTTGCTAGTTCTTCTAAGCCATCAGTGCCAAACAGGGTTTCTTGAGAGAGTGCTGGCCCTTGAGCGATGTTAGGATACCAGTTAGTGCATTCCTGCGCTGAGATCGGCAGGGAGTCACTAACATAGAATCCATTCGCTATTGGCAGTTGGGTAACTGGCATCTAAGATACTCCGAACAAGCAGTCCGTTACGGTGATGTCCCCTGTGGTCGTAGCATTGGAAACAAAAACTTCAAGATAATCAGAGGTAGCCACGGAGACGTTATAAAACACTCCCACGTTTGCCGTGTTGGATGCAGAAACTATTCTGGATATTTTAGCAGCAGAAATTACAGTGCCATTTTTTGCTAAATGAACAGTCAAATCTTGATTTGTTCCTACTACATCCAAAGTCACAGAGGCCGTTAAACGAACTGTCGTAGTCGTTAATCCTGTATAGGTCAGCTTGCCTGTAGTATCTACCGTAAAGCTAGAGGCAGATCCTGAAACAAATGTCCCTGCTACTTTGACGGGAGTGCTTGTTGTAGAAATAGTTGTAGCGGTTGAATTGCTGTGCATAGAAACTTGAGCGTTTATCGCATCAGCAATAGAAGTTATCTGAATGCCGTTAGTATTAACCGCCGTTACACTAATGCCTGAACCAGCAACAATGCTCGCAATCGTTGGAGACGCTGCCGTGGCGTTTAACAGAATCGGTAAACCATCAGCATTAGCAGTGAAGTTATGAGATAAAACAATACCATTCTCAGAAGAGACGTTTGCATTGACCCCTGACCCATTTTCTATGTTTCTAATGTTATTGACCGTGCCATTAACATCTAAAACCGGAGTCCCTGTTACAGCGCCTTCTTGCACTATAGTGCCTGTCACTCCTAGCCCAGAAACAAAATTGGTATAAGAGATTTTAAAATTACTACCATTGACTATGTAATCTAAGTAGCCGCCAGCCTCAACGGTACTTTTGGTAACAAAGTCACTGATCTTACGGCCTTGTGATCTATCCATCTGTATTCACCTCTAGGCCAATCGCGCCTGTGCTTTCCGCAAGAATGGTTGCTTCTTGGTCTGGGTAAAAATGCCCCGCAAGACCAAAGGACTCATCCTCGTTACCAGATCCGATAGGCAGGGTAGAAGGCAAATGCGAGCGTTGCATTCTTTGCCCGATCAGCCGCATTGTTTGCATTCCTTGACGCGCAGCAAGGGCCAGAGCCTCTGTTACTACACCTCCATAGTCAGGAGATACCTCTATTGCCATATTGGCAATTAAACCCCTCAGCGCCCCTGTAGGGATCGTCACAGTGTCTGCCAAGTTAGCGACCTCTGTGTAACCCAAGCTAATGCCCTGAGCATCTAGCTGAGTCATGTAATTATTCATTGAGAATATAAACTCTTGGTACTCGTCAGGTTCCAATGGAGCCTCGGATGCTTGCACCAATATTCTCTGTAAAGCCGAGTTTGCGACCTGAGCGACAGTAGCCATTATTCGTATGTACTCTTTGAAGGTTTTTTGGGCAGTTCTCCTTTGTGGAATACCCGAACACTTGCGCTCGTGTGAGCTGATCCAGTGTGAACTGTTCCGTCAGCCATTTTATGAGTTTTCCCATTATACGGCTTGCCAGAGGATGTAAAGTGCTGTACGCCTTTAGCCATTATAAACCTCTATTCATAAGTTGCTTTAGCAGTCTTAGCTGATTGCTTGAACGCAGCCCCAGTTGGAGCGCCTTTAGATCCAACCTTACGCATCCTTTCTGGAGTTTTCCCAGCAGCTTTTTGAGCTTTGATACGTTTTTTCTTTTTGTGGATATTTGCGTAGAGACCGTTATTCATAAGTAGCACTCTTATTTGGAGTAGCCATAATAAGAAGAAAGGGGGCCGAAGCCCCCCGTCTTATCTACGTTCCGTACCCCTGACCCGCAAAGTTGGGTTGGAATACGGCGTATGCTGGCAAGAGATCGAAACGAATCTTTTGCGTATTCGCGTCACCGTCTGCGTACTTAGATACTCGGATAGACATACCATCGCTAGTAGTAGCAATAGTGTCAGTTGAGTAGAGCTTAGGTAGCTTGACAGTACCAAGACCAAACGCTTGTTGAGTGTAGAACAAGTTAGGCTGGTAGATTGCTCCAGCAGCACCAAGGATGGTAACAACAGCGCCAGCAGCAGGAGCAGCATCAACAGTGTTGTACTGACCGTTAGCTTCGTAGATAGCAGCACCAGATACGATAACCGTGGCCTCATTACCTGCGATAGTTACTGTCTCAAGTACAGTTCCTGTCCACGGTACAGCAGCGCCAGTTGCATCAAGCATTACTTCGCGAGTAGCGATGTTCAGCTTATTTACATTTGCTATCTGGATCTGATCGCCAGCTACAATAGTACCTGCGCCTAAAGTCTCAATGACCATAGTCTGCTGCATACTATCTTTAGCTGTCAGATAAGTAGCATCAGGAGCTACTTTCAGATCGCCTGAGCGGTCAGTAGTCGAGCCTGACGTATAGCTACTTAAAGCGTTAGATGTCAAAGCTCTCATGCCACCGAAGTTGCTAGATATCTGAGCTTTCTCCCAAGCTGTGCGGACAAGGCCGTCGGAAGCATTCAAACCGTTCTGAGCTGATGAAAGCGCAGTAGTCGTGAATGGGTTCATCAGGTAATACTTCTCGTCTGCCATTGGCACACCAGCAGCGTCCATCATAGCTCCTGCACCAGCTACATCACCCCAAGCATCTACAGCAGTACCACGAGCGCCGTAGTTAAGACCTGTGTTTTTACGCATAAATGCGCCAAGGTCTAACTCAAGGTCAGTCACAATGCGGCGAGCCATAGGCTCAAGGATCTGATCTAACTGATCCAGCTCGATTGCTTCCTCAAGGTTGCTCCACTCAGTCGCTGCGGTGAAGTAGTTCTGAACAGTACCAGTTGCTTTACCAGCAATGATGTCTGACTTAGCTGAGCCGCTAATGTCACCAGCAGCCGTTCGGATGGTGTTGTAGTCATGAGGACGCTTGAAATCGACCTTATTACCACTTGAAGGGTTAAACTTGCCGTTTAAGAGCTGAGTATTAACCGTTTTAGTTACTACACGAGATGCCTCAAAGGCATCCAAGAAGACCCGCGCTACTTTGCGGGTAATGTTACTTTGTAAGCTATTAGCCATTTTACCTTTTCCTATTCAAATGTCGCGCCAACTGGCCCTTTAGGTTTAGGGCTTGTTCCAGATCCGTGAGGAGTCTGTAACGGGTCGGGCGTACTGTTTACCTTCGGTTTAAGAGCGGCAGCCTTCTGAGACACTGCGGTAGCCAAGTAGACCGCGCCTTGCTCTGGAGTCATACTACTTAACTTCTCCAGTTCCAGCGGGTTCTTAGACAGATAGTTAGTCACTAATGGGCCGTCTTCCTTATCTATCAAATAACGAGCGTGTTCGTCACTGATCCCATAAGTCTGTACGGTATTCCCCGCTAATTGTAACTCTTCTGGTGTCATACCCAGCTTTACTGCTCGTGCTGAATAAGACTCAACCTTAGTGTTGAACTCTTCGTGCTGCTTTTGTGCTTGCTCCTGCTGCAACTTTTGTTGCTGCTCTTGCAAGTACCGTTGCTGCTGATCATACGCAGCCGCATTTGCTACGGCCTGATCCCTTAGCTGTAATTGCCGTCTGTATTCCTCGTCAGAAATTGCAAACGGGTCAGGAGCCTGTGGAACCTGTGGCCTTTGCTGTTTAGGGACTCTAGCCTCTAATTCTTCAAGCCGTTTCTTCAGGGCTTCAGCTTCTCGCTCTTTCTCTCGGAGCTTGAATACTTTCTTCCCTACAGCCTCATCGAATATCTTTTGCTGTTCGTCACTAAACTTCGTAGGATTATCCTGAGCATCCTCAGTCTCCGGTGCTGATTCGGAATCCTCAACTACCTCTAGTTCAGAATCTTCAACTTCTACTACGTCATCACTTTCAATAACGTAATCTTCTGCTGGTTGCAGCTCGCTCATAATGTTGCCCTTAAAGGTAAATGCCACGGAAAAGGCCGTGTTCCTGTCTTCGATAATACCATATTTGCTAATTAATCAACACTTATTGGTAAATTAGC